CAAATACTCTCGTTTTTTCAAAATGTTCACGATGGTAGATGATCCCCATCCATAGGGGTCTTTGACCGGCTTTGAACGGTTCACACCCTCGTTGAAGCGGGCAAGGTGTACGACAGGAATTTCAATCCGGTCTGCGGATAGTTTGCAAGCAATCTGATAAGGCCCATATCCCTCCAGCGTGAGGGAAAAGATACGGCGTACCACTTCGGCGGCTTCTTCATTTACCAGCCAATGCTCCCGCTTTTCGTCCCATAAGTAGCCGTAAATCACCGTGCCGGTCAGGTGCTTGCCACTCATGCCTTTTGACTTAAACACAGAGCGGATTTTCCGGCTGGTGTCGCGGGCGTAAAACTCATTCATGATATTGCGGAAGGGCGTAAAATCATCGTCGCCTTTCAGACTGTCCACACCGTCATTGATGGCAATTAACCGGACGCCGCGCTGCCGCAAAATCTCCATGACCTGGCCGACTTTCAGATAGTCACGCCCTAACCGGCTCATGTCCTTGATGACGATTGCCTCTACACGCCCTGCCTCCACTTCCTCCATCATCGCCAAAAATCCGGGGCGGTCAAAACGGGTGCCTGAGATACCATCATCTGTAAAGTGCGTAGGGTTTGGCAGCCCATTCCGGCGGGCAAAATCCTCTAACATCTGTTTTTGGTTGGATATGGAGTTGCTCTCGCCCTGTAACTCATCGTCCCGGCTCAGGCGCTCGTACAGTGGGGTGATTTTTTCATTTCTCATAGCTGTACCTCCTGAAACAAAAATGCTCTAAGTGATTGCTTCACTAACCATGACAAAATCATGATTAAGAAGTCACTTAGAGCATATATCACCCGCCGCCAATTTATATTTTCGGTACTGCTTCACCGCGAAATGGTCGGGGTCGCGTTCTTCCAAGTCGGCAAACAGCAGATCGACGGGGCTTTGATATTCCTCGTCGTCCTCGCGGGCTTCGCTGGCGTTGATAAGTTCCAACAGGGTAATAAAGTTCATTTCCTCGGCGGGGGCTTCATACCAGATGTAGCCAACCAATGCGCAATACAATAACCTTTCCGCTTTTACCCAAAAATCCTCCGCACTTTTTTCTCCCTCGCCTTTGGTATTCGCTATCAACGTGTTTACCAGCTTCAAAATATCTTTCTCGCTGCGGATATACACAAAGGGGTTGTAGTGCATAGATTTTTTGAAGTTAATCGTATTCAGTACCTTAATGCGGTAGCCCGCCCGTTGCAGCAGCTTCCCGCACTCAATCAAAACCGTACCTTTCGGGTCTGTCAAGACGTAAGAGGAATGAAGCTGCATTAAATTCGGCTTGACGAAAAACCTTGTTTTTCCGCTGCCGCTGCCGCCGATCACGACGACGTTCTTATTTCTTGCGTACTTCGGCTGCTTCGGGCGGCTGTTCATGGTAAGGCGTTCCGTCTGTGTCAAAATGATGTTGTTTTGAAACTCCGGGTCTATGTAGGGCTTAATATCTTCGGCGTTTCCCCATCGGGCAGAGCCGTACTCCGCGCCCTTGCGGTATTTCTTCGCGTTTTTCCCTTTGACATAGACAATCAAGCGGATAATCACCGCGCCGACAATGCCGACAAGCAAATCCAGCGGGTAAATGCTCGGCAAGGCACTTTCAAAGGCTGCGGAAAATCCCTGCGTGATATTCAGTATCTTTGCGGAAATATCCGCGCCGGGGGCAAGCCGCACCGCCTGTCCGACTTTATCAAAGAGATAGACAAAGAACACATAGGGGATATTCGGAAGTATTAGCTTTTTGTAGTTAATCTGCTTCATATCTCGCGCCCCCTGTCCATTTTCTTTACCTTGTCGCGGGCGGCGTTAAGCTGCTTTGCCTTGTCCTTTGCAGCGGCAAGGGCTTTGCGGATAGAGGGCTTTTTCTCCCTGTTCAGCTTCTTTGCGGAAAACTCTTGAAACGCTGCGGTCATAACGTCTGCGTCCCGGCCTTTGAAAAACACAAGGTAGCGGGTCTGCTCGCCCTTAACCTTTTTTAGCGAAAAATCTATGTTGTATTTCTTCGCCGTACTCTCAAAGGCTTTAATATTGCTGTCGGTGATCTCGATGTTGGAAACACCCGCGTTCTGCTTCATAAGCTGCCGCATGGTCTGTTTCCCATGCGCGGGCTTGCTTTTCTGCTCCAAAAACTTTTGGATTGCTTTCTGCAACGCCTGTTCGGTAAGCCGCGCCGCGCCTTTTCCCACTTTGACGTATAGGGCAATCGTTTTTTGGGTTACTTCCTCCTGCAAGGTATCAACTCCTTTCCCGGTAAAATGCGGCTATGCTCATTCGCCGCCGTATAAGTCGTGATTGACAAGGGCGGTATAGTAGCTGTCAATGGTACTCGGCGCGTTGAACAGCACCGCTTTTAGATACTGCTTGATGTTGCGCACTTTGGTTGTGTTCTCCCTCATGCAATCCAAAACAAACTCAATATGGCTGCTGTTCAGCTTCAAAAATTTGGATTTCACCAGTTCGGCGGGGTAGTCGTCCCCGGCAATACGGATTGTCTTTCGCGCTGTGCAGACGGTTTCCAGCATGAGGTCAACAATCTCATTTAGGCGGTCTTTGTCCATTTTGGGGTCTTGAATGAGAATGTCATACTCGATATTGTCCTTGATAATCTCCCTGTAAATCTCTACTGCGCTATTGCTTTTCGCTTCCGTTCTTTTCCTTTCCGGCGGCGAAGCCGCTTCGCCCTGCTCAAAGGGCAAGGGATTTAGGGAATGGAATGGAAAGGAATGGGTACTTGATAAATCAGTAATTGATTTTTCTTTACTTGATATATCTTTATTTAATTGCGTTGGATTTTCCAACGTAGGTTTTTCCTGCGTAGGTTTTTCCAACGTTGGATTATCCAATGTTGGATTTTCCAATGTAGGTAAATCCAATATAGGCGGCTGTCCGCCGCTGGTAGCTGCTTCCGGCTCTCGCGGCTGCGGCTGCTCGTATATGACGTAATCTGCGCCCCGCAAGCGTCCCTTTTCGTCGCGCTCCCGGCTGCGCACGATATATCCGGCTTTTTCGAGTTCCTTTACCGCTTCGCGGATTGCGTCGATCTTCTCCCGGTTGATATGGGATAAGCCCGCAAGGGTATAATCCCAATCTTCGGGCAGCGAAAGCATTTGCGACAACAAGCCCTTTGCCTTTAAGGACAATTCCTTGTTTCGCAAGTGGTGGTTGCTCATAACGGTATATCCCGTATTTCGCTCCACTCTGAAAACTGCCATTTTTCCTCACTTCCTCTCTTGGTCTGCGTGGACAATTAGAAAGCCGTTTTCGGCTGTTTTGGTATTGCAATATGCCCTTTGCCGTTTTCGCGTCTGCAAAGCCGCATGGCACAAGGGCTTTTGCCCGTCTATTTGTCCATGCTGGCGTGCGTTTTCCGCGTCCTTTTGCCGGGGCAATAGGGACACTCTTTGAAAACGCAAAACTCATATTTCCACCCGGGGCGGTAGAAACGGCAAGTGCCGCAATCTTCATCATCTCCGGCACAACCGGATTGATAGCGGTCAAATCCCGGCTTCTGCTGCATGAGCAATTCAAACGCCCGCTGCTTGCCCTTTGTGAAATACATTCCGGCTGCACCTCCTTTCCTGCGGGCATAAAAAAACGGCGTTACTTTCTCCCCAAAAGGGGTTAAGGTAACGCCGCTTGTGTGCGTATTCAGTTTTTAACACATTCCCTGTCTATCCGCTGTCCGCAAAACCATTGATTTTATTAGCTTTTTGCCGCTATCGCTATCACACCTCATTATTTAACCGTCCTGCCTTCAACGAAATTATGAAGCTCGGCGAGGAAGGAAAAATCGCAACACTGATTGTCAAAGACCATTCCCGTCTCGGACGTAACCGATTGGTAGTCGGTTCCTTGTTGGAAGAAGAATTTGACCGAATGGGCATTCGCTATATTGCCATTATGGACAATATCGACACCAAAAACGGAATCAGCGATCTTGTACCTATGCAGGACTGGTTTAACGAGTGGCACGCAAAGAATACCAGTGACAAGGTGCGCAAGGTATTCAAGAGCAAAGGCAAATCGGGCAAGCCATTGACAAGCAATCCGCCTTTTGGATATATGAAAAGTCCTGATGACAAGTATCAATGGATAATCGACGAGCCTGCGGCTGAAATCGTCAAGCGTATATTTAAGATGTGCGTATCCGGAATGGGGCCGTCACAAATTGCCAACAAGCTAAGCGCAGAGAAAGTTCCAACACCAACGGAATACTGGATTAGCGTAGGCAAAAAGTGCGGTAAGCCGCCGTCCGTTCCGTTTCACTGGTGTCCGGCTATGATAGCGAACATCTTGAAGCGACAAGAGTATTGCGGTGATATCATCAACTTTCGCAGCACAACCAAATCCTTTAAGAACAAGAAGCGTGTTGACCGTCCTGAAAGCGAATGGATAATCTTCGAGAACACCCATCCCGCCATTGTTGACCGTGACACATTCAAACTTGTTCAGAAAATCCGAGAAGGCAGGCACCGTCAAACACGGACGGGCAAAGTCAGTATCTTTTCGGGATTGGTGTTCTGTGAGGATTGCGGACAGAAGATGTACTACCAATCAGGCAAGAAGGACCGGCGAGATCCACCGCACTTTATGTGTTCAAGCTATTCCAAGAATCCCGACACCTGTACCTCACACTATATCGGCGAGAGAACGCTGACAAACCTTGTTCTTGAAAGTATGCGGCGAGTGTTTCTGAACATTCAGGCTTTTGAAAAGGAATTTGTCCGCAAACAGGTTGAGAGCTACGACTCTGACAAAAAGAAAGAGCTGACAGCAAAACGCCGAGAGCTTGAAAAGGCAAAGAAACGTATCGCTGAAATTGATAAGCTGATACAGCGAATCTATGAGGACAACGTTATCGGTAAACTGAGCGACGAGCGATTCGCAACCTTGAGCAACACATACGAAACCGAGCAGAAGGAACTAAAAGAAAAGCTCCCCGAAATGGAGAGCTATCTTGAAGCCGAAACAGATAAGACGGTTAATCTGCAAAAATTTGTTCAAAAAGTAAAGGCAATCACCGAGCCAACCGAGTTGACAAGTGAGCTTGTTCACGAATTCATCGACAAGATTGTTGTATCAGCCGCCCGCTATCTTGACGGCAAGCGGTATCAGATTATCGACATTTATTACAACGGTGTTGGTATCATCAAACCGCTTAACCCCGAAGATATGGAAGCAGGCTTCCAACGCCATATGGCAGAAATGCAACAGAAACAGAAGAAAACAGCATAAAACCTGAAATATCAAAGTCCGGTGGGATACCTTCTTTATGTAGTGTGTCCCACCGGGCATTTCAATCCACGCTCTCCGTGAGGAGAGCGACTATCTCGGAGATTTTAGCACGAGATAAATAAATCTTAATTTCAATCCACGCTCTCCGCGAGGAGAGCGACATTTTTTAATCTGCTTATGTTGCCAATTTATCAAATTTCAATCCACGCTCTCCGCGAGGAGAGCGACCTAAAACTGACAACTCAAAAATCATAATAACAAAATTTCAATCCACGCTCTCCGTGAGGAGAGCGACATTACTCGTCTTGATATTGCTTATGATGATTTCGAATTTCAATCCACGCTCTCCGCGAGGAGAGCGACTGGCAAAAAATTAATGGATAAAGTATTAGATATGATTTCAATCCACGCTCTCCGCGAGGAGAGCGACCAGCAAGTGCATAAATCAAAGTGACAGCCTCGCTGATTTCAATCCACGCTCTCCGCGAGGAGAGCGACTGGATATATGCCGTATTCAAGTGATAAAACTATAATTTCAATCCACGCTCTCCGCGAGGAGAGCGACGTCACCCTCCTGTCTGTGGAGACTGCGCTCTTTCTCATTTCAATCCACGCTCTCCGCGAGGAGAGCGACACTTTTTTTCTCAAGTCGATTGCATTTTATTTGACATTTCAATCCACGCTCTCCGCGAGGAGAGCGACTGATATAGCGTCCCAAATACCAGTTATCATCATAGATTTCAATCCACGCTCTCCGCGAGGAGAGCGACAAGGCGGCGAAAAAAATAACTGATAGAAACATAAAAATTTCAATCCACGCTCTCCGTGAGGAGAGCGACGCAAATACCGGGTAAATTAGTACCAAGAGCGATAATTTCAATCCACGCTCTCCGTGAGGAGAGCGACTTATGTTGTATAAACAACCTATGATACGCCCCCTTTATTTCAATCCACGCTCTCCGTGAGGAGAGCGACGGGGGTAAGATACGCGGGTTGCAATATCGCAGACGACATTTCAATCCACGCTCTCCGTGAGGAGAGCGACCTATAATACAAGGGTTGAGGCGGTCGAGGCACTCGCAATTTCAATCCACGCTCTCCGTGAGGAGAGCGACGGGTAGTGGACGCGGGCTTTAAGGTTAACCCGCGAATTTCAATCCCCTCGCTCCGCGGGCGAAGAGCGACCGCCTATGGATATTTGTGTAAATGTAGTTGTATATTTCAATCCACGCTCTCCGTGAGGAGAGCGACATTCGTTCCGGTTATTATAAAAATATCAATGTTATAATTTCAATCCACGCTCTCCGTGAGGAGAGCGACTTATGGTTTCAAAATGATGTTTGATGCGGAGACTTGGATTTCAATCCACGCTCTCCGTGAGGAGAGCGACGCGTTTTTAGTTGGCTTGAGGGCTACGGAGAGTATATTTCAATCCACGCTCTCCGTGAGGAGAGCGACCAGCATCGTTATTGACGGGGGCAAGCGTATGGTCATTTCAATCCACGCTCTCCGTGAGGAGAGCGACCCCACGACAAAAAAGCTTGTCTTAGCTGTTCGTTTTATTTCAATCCACGCTCTCCGTGAGGAGAGCGACAGAATATGACGGGCAAGCAAATACTTGATTACTTATTTCAATCCACGCTCTCCGTGAGGAGAGCGACGTTGTCTCGTTGTTGATGTATTCAATCTTGTTTATATTTCAATCCACGCTCTCCGTGAGGAGAGCGACGTGGCGGACAGCTACTATTATCAAGCTGTCCCTATTTCAATCCACGCTCTCCGTGAGGAGAGCGACCTTTTTTTCCCAAGTTGAGTGCATTTTATTTGACATTTCAATCCACGCTCTCCGTGAGGAGAGCGACAGAATATGACGAGCAAGCAAATACTTGATTACTTATTTCAATCCACGCTCTCCGTGAGGAGAGCGACACATATTTGCAATACGCTTCACAAAATGTTTATTTATTTCAATCCACGCTCTCCGTGAGGAGAGCGACTAAAACCTTTAACAGCTTGTCGGCGTTCTCAAGTATTTCAATCCACGCTCTCCGTGAGGAGAGCGACCCCCCCCGACCCCCCGGGGGGAGATATAAGGATTTATTTCAATCCACGCTCTCCGTGAGGAGAGCGACTAGCGGCATTTTTAGAGATGTTAAAAACTTGTTATTTCAATCCACGCTCTCCGTGAGGAGAGCGACAGCAAAATCCAACATAATATTTACTCTTAACTCAACTATGTATCTGCACTTTTTCACAAAATTATAGTTAGATGTATAAAAGTAGATTTAATATTAGATTTGCAAAATTATATTTTTATGGTGCGAATATCCTTGTAAATTTATGTAAGCTTACTATTCGCACTAAAATAGCAACACTCCCTCCACATCGAATGTATTATCTATACCATAATGTTCCACTTTAGTTTTATAGTTATTTCCAAGGTAATAGAATCTTATGCTATCAAATTTCTCATCTATTATATTTATTAGTTTTTCTTTGACTAGCCTGCATGTTGCTGTGTCCATAACACACTCGAAAACCGAGTTTTGAACTCTTTTTCCATAGTTAACACATTCTTTAGCAACCTTACGCAAGCGTTTTTTGCCGTCAGTAGTTTCAGTATTTACATCATAGGTAATAAGCACAAGCATATAAATTACACCTACTTCCACATAAAGGGCGGATAACCATCAAGATCACCTCTAAGACATCTTGCAAGAAGTAATGACTGAACATAAGGAACCATACCCCATTCAACTTTCTCTTCTAAAAATGGGTGTTTTATTTCAAGTGATTTTTTATTCTGCCATGACTTAATAATTTTCTTTTTACCATCATCATTAAGCAAGACCGCTCCATTTTCTTTGATAAAGAAATCATTCTTATTTACGATTTTTTTATTTATTACAGTAAGCACAAAACGGTCTGCAAAAACCGCTCTGAGTTCTTCTATCATATCAAGAGCAAGCGATACTCTTCCAGGACGGTCTTTGTGCATAAAGCCAACATATGGGTCAAGTCCTACACAATAAAGAGCTGAAGCAGTCATATTTGTAAGCAGTGTATACGAAAATGATAACAAAGCATTAACTCTGTCTGTTGGAGGTCTTCTGTTTCTTCCATTAAAAACAAAGTCCTCCTTTTGTTGTAAAATCAAATCATTAAATACAGAAAAATATCTCGTTGCAGCTTCGCCTTCAATACCTCTAAGCTGTTCGGTATTTTTGCAGTCATTAAGATTTGCTATTGAATCTTTAAGTTTTGCAGAAACACTCTTTAATTTATTAATATCAAGTGAATTAGGATAATCACGAGTTGCTCTTTCAATAACCCAACGAGAATTATACAGTTTTCCAGCTATCATATTTCTAGCTATTTCAGTACAAGCATTTTCATCATCAGAAAGCTTATATTGGGTTTTCCTAAGAATCACATTACCGCAATATGAACCTACCACATTTGCAAGGAATCTTCCACTTCTGCTCAGAAATGAAACACCTATACTATTATCAGCACATTTTCCAAGCAAAGCAGGACTCATTCCACTATATCCCAAAGTAACAATTGATTCTATGTTATGTAATGGAACTCTCGTTATTTCCTGTCTTTCTTTTGATAGAACAACATTTTCTCCATCGAGTGATAAATATGTATCCGGAGAACTGATATAGAGTGTATTAAGAAGCTTTTTCATAATTCAATCCTCGTTTGTCATATCAGAAATATATCTTTTTACAGTTTTTATTTTTGTTATCTTTGGCAAGCATAAATCCTTTAGTGAACACGCTCTGCAATTTTTATTTTGCTTAACTTTAGGTGTATATTTTCGTATATAAAGTTCATGCATTTCTTCAACTACACTCTTTAAGCGATTTCTTATATCATCAGTAAGCTCTATTCTCTGTCTGCGTTTTGTTTTACCATAGAATATATGCAACTCATTTATGCTTGTACAAAACATATCTTCAAGGCACAAAGCTTGTGCAGCAACCTGTAATATATCTGCATCTGATACCTTTGGTTCACCATGCTTGTATTCAACGGGAATGATAGTATATTTTCCAGGCTTATCATAAAGCAATGCACCGCTTTCAGACGGAATAAATTCAACAACATCACATTCGCCGAATATGCCAAGTTCATATGAAGCAACTTGCATTCCTCTTGATACTATTACACCGTTTCTTGTTTCCGAGAAAGTATTGTCATGAGCCTTATTGTGCATAATTTCGCCGCTAACAGTAAGTAAATTTTCTGCCCATTGCTGTTCAATATGAATTAAAGCCCATTGTCTGCGGCAAAACACAAAATGTTGTATTCCAGATATACTTAGTATGTTGTCATCATCATAAGTCATTCAATCACTTCCGGAGTTAAACCTTCAAGATTTCCATCATATATAAATTCATAATCCTTAGCTGATGTAGGCTCTTCACACAAAGCCTTTGCGATAACGCTGTTATGTACCTTTGCTGATGAATATTGTCCCGACTTGCAGTTATGCTTAAACCAGAAAAGCTTTTCAATATTCATAGTTCCATCAGGGCGAGCTGATGAACAATCATTCTCAAAAAGTGTTGCTACTGCGTTTTTAATCTTCTCAGCGTCTTCTTCTGTAAAGCCTGTCTTTTCTGCAAGCTGGCAGTTGATGCTTCCTTTCAATACATATATACCAAACCTGACTCTATGCTTCATACCCATTGTATCAGATGCTTTACCTGACTTACTTTCACTATTAACGCTCTTAGTAATCTGTATATCTTCAATTTCAATTGGTTCAAGACTAAATGCAGGTTGAATAGTCACAGGGCCTCTTACGCCTACCGAAACAGCATCGCCTTTAAAAGCAAAAACCTGTCCGAAGGTTCTTACATCAATCCATTTTTCGCAAGCCAATTTTGCAAAAGCATCTTTGCCTGTTTCCTTACCTTTTGAAAGCTTTTTCAATTCCTCATAGCTATCTGCTCGTTCTTTAAGACTCTTACAACCATCGTCGCTGCGCTCATCTGATTGTACAAATACACATTCACCCATATCCTGAAGTCTGTTTCTGATTTTACGCTTAATGCAGACATCAGAAATCTCTCCAAAACCTTCCATTGTATCTCTCGGACGATTACCATTGATTGGGTCACCATTAGGGTTTGCATGATTAACTGAAATAAAAGCTACAAAATCCACCTTGTTATTAAGTACTGACATAATTATAAATCCTCCTTGTTATCATCATTTTTATTTTTTCTTGATGTATAAAGATATTGTTGTTCGCCATAGTAGCCCATAAAGAATAAAGGCTCCAGAGGCTTTTTCATTTCATATTCTCCAGCTTTAAACATATTATATATTTCTCTAAGCTCTTTCTGATAATAAACACAAAGACCTGGGTTTTTACTTTGTATTTTGTTTATATATGGGATAAGTCTTTTACTAACATTTCCCCAAGACTTATATGGAGATGCAATAACCGAGTTCATAAATCTTGCCGCATTAGTCATTCTTGCCTCGTTATCATCATATGTATCAGTTTCAAGCTTCTCAGCAACAGCCATAAGTCTACCATAAAGATAGCTTCTATTATTGTAACTTCTATCAAGTTCCATAGTAAGTTCAACTCCTTCACCTTCATAATATTTTCTATATAATGCACAGCAGACATCAAGAACCCTTTTCCAGTTGTTTTGCTCACTATAAAGCTGAGGGTTTGAGGCTCTTGTGAAAATTCTTTTCAGTATGTTCTCTGGAAATCTCACACCAAGAGTAATGCAAGGATAGATTTGCTTAATTACCGTCTTGAAAATACCAGATTTATAATCAATAATAAGATCTCCATCTCTCTCATTGCCATAAGCACATCTTGCAATCTCGATAGGGGTAGGTGTCTGCACACAATGTATAACTTCACCATCATCTGTCTTATAGCAACTATGCCAGTATACTTTGCTATACCAGTCTTGAATATTTTTATAAAAATCAGTAGAAGTAAGTTCTTGATACATAATAATTGAAAGTCTGCCAGGTGTAGCAGAATCTAATGCCATAAGAATAACCTTTGAAGAATTTAAATCCAGATTTTTTTTATATCCCTTAATTGCCATTTCTATTATATTCTTATACTGCTCTGCCGTCTTTGCATAAACCTTATCGTCCTTATCCTTTACAAAAGAGCCAGAATTTTCGCTTTCATCAAGCACTATTCTACCAAACACATTTGGTATTTCATTCAGACAGCTTTCCCATGCAACATATTTTTCATCACCAACACTTATACCACCAGTTTTTATAAGCCACTTTAAAGCAAGATGAGCTTTCTGACTTACAATTTCACCTACTGCAAAAGCTTCTTCTCTATTTGCAAATCTGCCTCTATAAGTAAAATTCGATTCATCGTTTGAAGAGATAAGTTTGGCACTATCACCTGAATTTCGAATTCTAGCCATATGTTTATATGTTACAGGAACGATTTTTCCGCTTGCATAACAAAGCTGGCAATCTCTTTCTTTACCCAAAGATTCATAATAAGCTATGTATTTATCAAAAAGTGCCTTGCTTTTCCAAACCTTTATATTTTCCCCTGAATCCAAATCATTGACAACAAAGCGTACAAATGAATCTATTTGCTTTGCTGACTTTGTTATTTTATATTCTTCATCAAGAACAGCATCTTTTAATTTCAGTATTCCATCGCCTATAAGGTCGTTTATGAGCATTCTTTTGCTAAGATAATCGTATATAGCTGTAATACAAATATCTGAATACTCCGACTCTGCCCAAGCCTTTAAAGCCTTGATATATGTTACAAAATATTCATCAGCATTACTTTTAGCTTTTGCAACATATGTGCTGTAATCACCTGAAATATAAATCAGCTTATCACAAAGTGGATGTGGTGCAATACCAGAACTTCTCGAACTCGAATCTTCCGTAACAGGTATTATAGTTTTTGCATCATCAGCATCAACTACTTCTGCGTGTGAAAATGTTCCGTCGCTAAAAATAGTAACCTGTATCTGTGCATTACTTGTAGAATGATAAAGCGGAAGAATAGGTTCCCATTCATCACTATTATTAACCTTTTCCTTGATTTCATCGTATAAGGCGGCAGTTTCAGTTATCCAACTCATTTTTATCTACCTCCCTAAATAATTCCGTATGAAGTGTATCAACACTCTCACATTTTTCTGCATCAAAAACTTTCTGTTTAGCATCTCTTATATGACGCTTAATTGTGCATTGCTCAGGTCGAATAAAATCAATCTGTCCATTTTTCATAACTGGCGTATGGAAACAAACAGTCATCTTACCTTTATCTTCTTCGTTAATAGCCTCATCACAATATATTATGCTGTGATACATTAAGCCAAATGAGATTTCCGAGTTATTGCCATCATCATAGCAACTTTTTTCCTCATCAAAATTACAAGGCTCGACATATGCTGGACACTCGCTAACACCAAGTTGAGGAGAGCGTCTGCCGCCAAGCTTTATCATTCTTTTAAGTATTTGATAATGCTTGTCCTCATTTCTGTCATTTGCAAATTCGGGACGATTTTCGTTCCAAATGAAATGCCCTTTTACTGCATAAGCAACATCAGTAAGATAGGTATAAATTGAGAGGTCATTTCCGCCGTTGTTGTATTTAATTGGTCTGACTCCCTTAGATACCGTTCTTATTGGTTTAAGCACTTTTACAGAATCAATCACATAAAGCAAAGTCGGTTTAAAATAGATAGCTTTTGTAATACCTATAAGAGCTGAATATGTAGGTATAGGGTAACTCATCTTTTCTCCACCAACTCTTGTTATAGGGTCGGAAAAAAGTGCATAATCTCCATAGACCTTATAACAAAATTCATTTTTATATTTCACCTCACAAACTCCTTTCTATTAATTTGAATTTATTATATATCGTTTTTTTGTACTTGTCAATAGAATTTGTAAAATAATTTATTTTAGGCTATAATATTTTTGTCATAGCTAATATCTTAGTTATGTGGATTGAAATTATTACTTTGACTTTATTATTGTAGCTTGCCAAAGGCTCTATCGAAAGATAGGGCTTTTGGCTTTTTATTTAGAAATAGCAAAAATCCAAATTAGGATTTTCCGAGAAACCATATATTTCATCATAATATCCATCTGCAAGAAAACGAATACCAGTTTTCTTATCGACACTTATATAAGAGTCTTTAAGCTTATTTTTCGGCAATCCTATCAAATATCGCTGAGCCTTTTTTATAATTGCGTCATAATCCTTATATCCCTCTGATAAAAGCTCGGATATAAGCTCCTTGCCGTCTTTATAGGGTACAAGGACGCTTTCATTTATATCAGTTATAACTTCAAAGCATTCTCCAGCGGTTTTCATAGCCGCCCTAAGAAGTGTTTTAGTATGGTATGAGCCTTTTTCATTAGTGGAAAGCATTTCAAATATTGAGCATGTAAAATCTTCAACATATAAATCTTTTTTGTCAAAATTTTTATAATAATCAATATAAAACTTTTTTATTGCTTTTAAATCAAGCAAATCCTCATATTCATCTGGTTTTTTCTTTATGCGTTTAAGCAAACCAATAGTAGCACTTTTACCCTTTTGAATGCTTTTCAAGCTTGAAACATTTTCATATTCATTGCTTATATTCACTATGTAAACATAGCCAATATCTCTTTCAGCATTTCTGTTGCATCTGCCTGCCGCCTGTACAATACTATCTGTACCAGCAAGAGAGCGGACAACTGTTTCAAAAGAAATATCAACGCCCGCCTCAATAAGCTGAGTACTTACACAAAGAACACGCTTGCCATTTTTCATTTCATCTTTCATATTCTTGATAACATTAGCTCTATGTTCAGGACACATATTAGTTGAAAGATGCACAAGCACTATTTTTTCATCTTCAAACAAATGCTTTGCACTCTTAAACACCTCAAAAGCCGCTTTTTTTGTATTAACTACGCAAAGAATAGTTCGACAATCTTCTGAAAGAGAATGTAAAAAATCAGCAACATTATCAGCAGTATATCCTCCTGGAATTGTTTTATCTATAATTCTTGTACGCCTCATTTTTTCGCTGTAATCTTCAAAACCGTTTATCATTTCATAGCTTTCATCAAGCCTTAAACAATAATCCATATGTTCAAAAGGTGGTTGTGTCGCTGTACATAAAACAATTGTACAATTACATATATAAGCAAGAAATTTCATTGCCATATTAAATAATCTGATAAATTCATATGGAATAGACTGCACCTCGTCTATAATAATTACCGAATTTATAAGACCTCTCATTCTTCTTATTGAACTTATTTTTCCATCAAAAAGAGAATTTAAAAACTGCACCATTGATGTAGCTATAACATAAGAATTCCAATTTTCACTCATATATTTAATATTTTGTTCAGTAGCTAAACTTTCATTATAATTACAATAAAGCATATCTCCGAAATGTGGCAAAACAGAAACATCATCAGGTAAAAAAGATTTTATTTCATTATAATTCTGTTCAAGTATTGAATTAAAAGGAGCAACATAAAAAATCCTGTTCTTATTAAATTTTTTAGCATGATGAATGGCATATCTTAGTGAGCTTATAGTCTTTCCACCACCTGTTGGAACAGTCATTCTTACAATATTTTCAGAATTTTCTGAATAAGCTAATGCCTTATCAGATATTTCTGCTCTTATCTTATTGAGTTCAGTATCTTTATTAAACAGCTTAATCTTTTCTTCAAAATAATTGCAACATTTCTCCCATAATTCTGCATCTCCATATAACTTAGGTCGTTCTATCCGATTAACAAATTCCGCAGTATCAGAATGGTCAGAATCAACCAATATTGAAAGTAACACTCTTATCAGCAAAGAACAATTAAATAACTTAATCCTTTCTAAAGATTCGCCATCTTTTCTTTTATCTTCATCTTTACTGCAAAAATTCAGAAATTCATTAACTTCATTTTTAGCGTTGAGATAAAGCTCATCAATTTCCTTTTCGCTTATAACCTCATCGAGTGTAAGCTTTTTACATTCATTGTAATCGTAATTTGTATTATTTATTTTTGTAACAAAGCCATTTTCTTTGCCTGATTTAGGATAATCAAAATCAAACAAACCATGATGTGACATAATAACCGAAGAAATAATTTCAACAGTATAGTTATTTGTTTTATCAGAATCATTGTTCTTTATAAATTTTTCGTATATATATCTTCCGCCACAATTTGAATGTACAACCTTACCTTTGTTCCACTCACCACCTGAACCAACTGTCCTTTGATATTCATCACTGCGAGCAGTGTTTTTACCCATATCGTGTAAAATTGCTGCAAGATAATAAAGGCTTGGCATATTTATAAGCTCAGAGTCCCTTTTACCTTTTTCGGCTACACTTATGAGATGCTCTTTAACAGTTTGTAATCTTCCATCTTCTGTAAAATGTGCTGCATATTCCATATAATTTCCTCTAATCTTTGCTTATATTATTTGTTTTGAAAGGTATATATCAAATTTTATTTAATTCACAAATTTCAACAAGACATATGTAAATTTGATATAGCTATTATAGCATATAAGGAAATAATTGTAAACTGTTAATTATTTTTTGTTAAAACTGTATAATATTATACAAAACTTTTTCTTTTCAAATCTGAGTCAGTTTTGTTTTCATAAACACTTATATGTTAATAACTTTTGACATTAAAAAATTCCTCCTGATGTATATTCTAAATCAGAAGGGTTCTGTTTTCCTAATTTTACGGATTTGTCCATTTTTGTTGATTACTTTATTGTTTTTTTATTCAGAAAATATCGACAATATTATTATTTATATGTATAATATTATTATAATTTATA